GGAAGAATCAACATCGACCTCGACAGAGCCAGCAGAGGTGAGGGTCAGGCTCGACGAATTGCCGGCAGTTACTGTGGTCATGTCTTACCTCAAAATCGGTGTGGATGGTCGGCGCTTCATGCGCCCGACCGAATAAGCCGCCATCTGCGACTCTTTGTTGATGGCATCGCGGATCGACCTGTACTTGCCCTCCCACAACGGGATGCGGGCCTCTTGGTCGAAGAACGGCGCCGACTCGCTCAGCGAGGCGTACAAAAACAGGTCGTTCGCGTCCAGAAAAAGCGCGTTGGTGATCGTTCCGGCTTCAGCCAGGGCAGGCAGGCGGCAGAAATAGCGGCCTTGGACCAGGGTTCCGTCAGTCACGGCAGGTCCGAACAGCAGCGATGCGCCGGCCTCAGCAAAGTAAAGCGCCTCGCCGCCCTGGCTCCACAGGTTGTAGTCCTGCAACCAAGCCTCAGCGACTGGGTCCAACGGCTTGCGCCCAAAGTGGACGATGCTGGGCGCCTTGTAGTCGGTGGGGATCGGGGCCAGGTTGCTGGTCACCGCTACAGCCGCGAACGCCTTCTCGTTGAAGCGCGTGCGCACCTCGCGGTAGATGCGGTCCTCGCCCATCCGAACGATGGCCGTCAGTGTGGCCACCGGGATCGTGGATGAGCCCGCGTCATCGCCGTCGATGAGGACCAGCAGCCTTTCGAGCAACTGGCTCCACGTCGTGATGCCGCTCAACGTGCGCCCCTGACGATGATGTGCGGATCACGCAGGCATGGCGCGCTCACCAGGTACTTGAACTCGGGTTGCTTGAGCTGCCGATTCATGTACTCCTCGAATTCCTTCGAGAACAGCGCATGACCACACTCCAGCGCCCAGCGATGCATCAGCACCATGGGAATGTCGTAGGACTCCTGAACAAACCCTTCGGGCGAGGACGAACTGAACCGCTCGTTTCGCTTGCGAGCATTGCTGTCCAGGATGGATTGGCAGTCCTGCCGCTCTTCCACGATGATCGTGCCGTCCGATTCCTCGTGGATGACCGTGTCCGTCATGCCGCCCAGGTAGGTGCGCTCTGTCATGTCAAGCCCCGTACAGCGCCACCATGTCGGTGGCCGTGGTTGCTGTGGAATTCACCCGGGTGCAGGCAATGCGATGGATGCCCACCGGCATGGCTTTGAACAAAATAGCCTGCCCTCCCACGATGGCCGTCACGTCGCCAGCCACGCCGACGTAAAGCGCAACGGCCTTGCCCCCCGTGAAGTCCGTCGCATCGCTCGGCGTGACAGCCTGCGCCACTGTGTATGCGTCCATGATCAGGCGGGGGCGAGGGAGACGGTCACAACGCCGGTTGCGCTGGTCAGCGTGCCGGTGAAGTCGATGCCGATGGCAGTGCCGGCAGGGATGAGCAGATCGCTCGCCGTGGTCGAGAGCGTCAGGGCCTGGATGGTGTCAGCCGTGCCCTTGAGGTTGACCGTGCCCGAGTGCAACGCGGTGCCGGCGGTGATCGCCGTGGCGCTGGCGGCCTTCTTGATGACGGCAGTGACCGCAGATCCATCAGTGCCGGCCACGGTCGGGCGAGCAGTGATGGATTTGACGATGTAGGCGCGGTTGGCAACGAAGTCCACCTTGTCCACCGAGGTGGCGGCGTAAGGAATGCTGACGTTGACGAAGCCCGATTGCGTGTGATCCTGGCCTTCCAGGTCAAACGACCCATCGGAGCCTTGAACGATGTTTACTGACATTGGATTCCCCAAAAGAAAAAGGCCCCGAAGGGCCCTTGGTTTCATTTACCGTAGTGACTACGATTCTTCCGCTTGTCGGGCGGCCTAGTTAAAGCCGCCTCAACAGTCCACCCCAATCGGGTGAATCGCGCATACAGAGCCTCCCACCGCAAGCCGATTTCAGCGGCCCAATCCATCAAGCACATCGTCCGTCCGTCGTGCGTCAACAGGATGTTGCGGCGCGTGTTCCTGGCCTGCTCCTTTGCCCCAGCCCACACGCAGTTACCGGGCTCGTAGTCCCCGTTCACATCCTTGCGCTCGATGGACTTACCGAGGGGTGGATCGCCCATGTCCGAGTAAAACGCCGCAAAGTCGCGCCACCTGTCGCATACCTTGATGCCGCGCCCGCCATAGTTCTCGTATCCCGATGCGCGTGGGTTTCGGCACCTGGACAGCATGTTTGCCCATGTCTTATATGACTTCGGGCGCCCAAGACCGTGGGTTTCATTTCTAGCGGATAACTGCTCCCGATGGATGCACCCACAAGACCGCGTATGCCCAGATTTCAACTGGTCGATGGTTGTCACTGTCGTGTTGCCGCAAGAGCAGCGGCACAACCATCTGACCTTTGATCTCCGCTTGATTGATGGGAGTCTTTCGACAACCGTCAAACGATCAAAAACCTGACCCTTCGCATCAATGAAAGCGCCCATCTGAAACACTCCATAAGTAGCAACTCATAGAGTGTCGCAGAAACACAGTTTTTATACTATGTTAGAGCAGAGAAGTTGACAAATCCGCGAGCACACCGTGCGCGGCCTCGTTCGAGACCTCCAGCGTGGCGTTCATCCAGATTTGCCCGCGACGGGACAAGCCGGTCTTGGCCAGTTCCTGGCGTTGGTATGGCTCCAGGGTGCGCACTGCCACGAAGCTCGGATTGATGAAGAACATGTCGCGCTCCCGCATCCGGCGATTGGGGACCAGCTTCAGGTCACCGTAGTCGCTGCGGTACACCGTGATCGACGCGTTCAACTTCTGGTCCTGCATGTCCTTGAAGCGGGTCGTGTTGCCCGACAACTGAGACGACAGGTTGGCCCGGCCAGTGATGCCAGCCATCACCACCGTGGGCATCTCGTTGGCGTTCGTCGCGCAAGCCACCACCACCGTCTTGAACAGGGTTTCGGTGAAATTGCGCTGCGTGCCGTCAGTGGCCGCCGTGGTGGCCGAACCATTGGCGCCGCCCGCGCCGCGAGACACGTTGGTGGTGATCCAGGCAGGCAGGCTGCGCATCTTCTGCGCCGTACCAGCAGCACCGACAACGCGGGCCTGGTTGGTGCCGACCATGATGGCCTCGAAGTCGGACTTCAGGGCCTTGCCCTTCTTGACCGTCTGGCGGGCCCACTCGTCGCTCACGCCGTACTTCTTGATCGCTTGCTGCGTGGTGCTGATCTGCCAGGTCTTGTCCAGCAACTGGGTGTAGTTGCCGACACGCATGGGCGTGGTGCTGGCGTCGGTGGTGGCGTCATCGCCCTCGATGTTGGCATTGGCCGTGTCGATGGCTTCGAGGGTTTCGATCAGCCACTCGGTGTAGGTCGCCTCGGCGGTGGTCTTCTTGGCCATCGTCGAGAAAGGCGTGTCGAAAGGCGACACGTTGTTGATGATGTCAGACACGTCCTCGGCGTTGTTAGCCGATTGGTAGGTCTGGAGGGTGTTGCTTGGAACAGCCATGATTTACCTCTGTTTGCTGCGTGAGTTCAACGCCGCGATGGCGTCTTCCTCGGATTTGGATTGCTTGAAGCGGGCCATCGATGTGTCTGCCTTGCTCACGACAGGCACTCGGGCGCCGGGCTTCACGACGGGCGGTGCGTTCTGCACCTTGGTTTTCAGTGCGGCCTTGCCCTGTTGGGCGGCCTCGTACTTGCGCTGGGCGTCCAGGGCGATGACCACCTTGGGGTCTGTCACTTGGGACAGCTCCTGCGGCGTCCAGCCCTTGGAGATGGCGTGCTTGGTGATCTTGGTTCCAAGCTCTTCGCCCCAGCCTGGCAGGTCCTTGGCCAGCGCCTTGACCATGTCATCGCGCTTTTGATTCAACAGCGCATTGCGCTTGTCGCCAAAGGTGCGTTCGATGTCGGCTTGCTTGCCGGCCGCCTCTTGGCGAGCCTGCTTCAGGGACATCAACTCGACAGCAGCCATCGCAGCCTCTGCGGGGGTCTCGGACTTGGCCTTTGCCCAGTCGATGCCCTCGTATTGCTTGATCTGCTCATCGAGCGACTTGATTTCAGCCAGGACTTCGACGCGCTGTTCGGCGGTCTTGTCCAAGACCTCGATCTGCTCCAGGCGCTGGGTGAATTCCTTTTCCTTTGCGCCGACCTCGTTCATCTTCCGCGAGTAGTCGGACTGCCGTAGGACGGCCGGGGCGATCTGGGGCTGAACCTTGTAGGTCTTGCCCTCGTACTCCACCTCGACGAGTTCGTCCTCGGCTTCGGCATCGTCGGTTTCGCCCTCTTCGGGTTCCGCTTCCGCCTCTTCCTCTGGCTCGTCTTCCGGTGTTTCCGTCGATTCGTCTTCGACCTCGGGTTGGTGTTTCTGGCTCAAGGCCAGGATTGCCGCGTCTTCGCTTCCAGTTTCGAAGTTCTGCCCGGGGGCTTCTTCTTGCTGGGGTTGCGATTCGATTTGGTCAGCCATGTGTCACTTTTTCAAGTTGAAAGCGTTGCGCACGCTTTGTGCGAGCCGCGAACGGCCTTCGATTTCTCTGGCGGCCAACTTCCCGGTCTTGACGTGCTCTTCAAGGGCGCGCTTGACCTGGTCCAGGCACTTCAATCGGCGGTGGATGTCGCGGGCGTTCTCGGTGTCGCCCGTAGGTAGCTCGGCCCATGTTTTGAACAGGGCGGCGCGGACATCGTCAAAGGCGGCGCCAAAAACCTGGCTGCTCAAGATGCGGTCGGCCTCTTCGGCGCGGATCACCGCAAGTTCATGCTTGTCCATTGGCGGGCTCCTGGGCTTCCATCTCGGCTTGGGCGGCCTGTTGCTCAGCCATGGCTTGCGAGTGCTCTTGGCCTTGCTGGCTCAGCACGGCGCCGTGCTCGGCCAATTCCTGCCCGTGCTGTTGGGCCTGGCCCTGCATGCGCATCTGCTGGAGCTCAAGGCTCATGTCATGCGAACGCTGCTGGAGGTCAGCAAGGGCCTGCATGATTTGCAAGCTCATGTCGTGGCCCTGGGCTTCGGCCTTGAGTGCAAATTCGGCCTCTTTGGCGTCGGCATTGACCAGCGAATCACGGTCCTTGATGTCGATCTCTCGACCCTTGAGCGCGATCTCTTGGTCCTTTTGCTCCAGCTTCTTGGCTTCCAGCTGGAACTCTGGGTTTTGAGTCGGATCAGGTGGCGGCTCGGGCTGCTGCTCTTTCGGGTCGGTGAAATACTTGGCGGCGTTCTTCTCGCCCAGGATTTCAGCCATCTTGGCTGCGGCGTTGAAGAAGTTTTCAGGCTTGACCAGGCCCGGAACCTGGGCCAACTCCTTCTGCTCAGCCATGAGCATCTGGTGCCCCTGCAACTGCATCTGCTTGTCCGACGTGCCCAGGCCTACGCTCACGGTCATGTCGTAGCGGGTGTTCCATTCACGCGGATCAATCGTCACCCACTTGCCGCGCAAGCGCATCGTCTCGGCCTTGGTGGCGTGACGCCTGCACAGGCCGTGAATCCCGATCATCAAAGGCTTGAGGCCCTGCTCCGCGAATGACCTGGAAATCAGTCCGACGCGCTCATTGCCGGCCTCAGATGTGATGCGAATCTCGCCAAGCGTTTTCTGATTGCCCAGGTCGGACGACCCCTGATTTGCTCGAGTAAAGCCTGTGCGATTTTCCTTGGCCCCGTCCAGGTACTCAATCATCGGCTGCACAACCTGCCCGATGGGCGTGATGGGCATGGACATGGCCTGATTGCCAACCACATCCGCATCCACCCGCACGATGCCGGCAATCTGGTTGTCCAACATGTCGTCAAGGTTGACCTTGTTACCGATGAACGTCCGGTTGTTGTTGATCGTGTAGATGTTGTCCAGCGACTGGCGCCACAGCGTGGACTTGACCTGTTGAATCTCGATGGTCTCGTCAGCCGGGCAATGGCCATCGAACTGAAACAACTGCTGATAGGGCGTCCAGCCAGCGAAGGGCCATTCGTCGATCTCTTCATCCTTGAGGATGGTGGAGCCGACCAAGCAGATCATTCGCTTTTCTGCAATGCCATCACCGTCCGCATCGACCTGGCAATAAGCCTCGCGATACCAGACCTCGCGCATGGATGGATCGCCACCACCATCGAAATCCGTTTGCATCTCGCCATTGCGCAGGCGGGCTTGGGCTTGCGGCTCAGCATCAGCACGCGATGCGCAGGCATCGTTGATGTCGTCATCCACGTCATAGCCCATCTCGCGGAGTTCGCTGATGGTTTTGCGTGTGATGTGCTCGCAAAATGGTGAGTTCTTCGGGTTCGGCCCACGCGCATCAACACTGATCCTGAATTCCTCTGGCGGGATCACTGCATAGCGCGCCTGCCCCGTCTTGTCCGTGATGCGCACCTTGACATCGTGCAGTGGCTCGACCGCCATTTGCCCATCAGGGCCGGGCATCGGCTCGCCTGGCACTTCGCTGTGCTCGACCACCTCGACCGATGGATCTTCCATCAGCAGGGCAAACACGTCGCTTGAGATGCCTTCATAGGTCTCGATGCTGACTCGGCGGGAGTCCTCCCACCAATACTTGACCACGCCGTTCTTCTGAAGCAAGCCAGTCTTGACCCAGGCGCAAAGCTGCTCGAACACGTCGTTCTTTTGCGTGACGACGTAGTTGATGTAATCGCTTTCCTGCTCGGCCGCCTCTTCATCCTCTGGGCCCTGGGGCTGGAAGCGCACCACGTCATCGGTGGACACAAAAGGCTTGAGCACCAGTGGCGTCAGGCCCTCGACCACGTCCCACACGTCAGAGCTGATGACGCTGGATCGACCCTCTTCCTCGTTGCCCAATGGCTTGCGCAGGTAGTAGTCCATGGCCATGGCCTGCTCTTCCGCAGTCTCTGGGCGCAAGGCGCGGCTCTCCTGGCGCTCAATGAAAGCCACCAGTTGCGCGTCATCCATCCGAGGCATTAATTAGGCTTTCGTGGGCGGCCAGGACGGCGCGCAGGCAATGCAGTGGTTTTGTCGTCGATCACCGGGGCGAGCGGGTCAACCTCGGGCACAGATGGCATTTGCCGCACATCACCCGACTCGATGGCGCGCAAACGATTGATCTCGTCCACAATCTCAGTCAGCGGCTCGCGCTCGGGGTCATCCTCGGACAACAAACGCAGCGGCTCGGCCTCTGCGATCAGGGCCGCGATTTGGTCTTCGATGGTCATTTAGACGACGAACTTTCGTTTGATCTGAGGCAAAGGTTTCAACGCCCTTGGCGGCTCATAAACAATGCACATGAGGCCGAACGAATCAGCCCCGTGACTTGACCAGTCGTGCTCTGGTCCGAGGCCGACATTGCGGACCTCGTCTTTCTTCTCGTGATACCAGCCCAGGGCATCGCGCCCCGGGCCAGTCGTGTCCTCGTTGAACCAGATCGACGGGAACAGCCTGCGTGCCGCCTCAATGCGAGACTTCGCGGCCCCCTTGCCCTGGTTCGGCACAACCTCAACCTCATACCCAGCGGCCTTAAAAGCCTTCTCATACGAGGTGTCGTTGACCTTGTCCTGCTGACTGCCATCGTGGGGCAGCCACACCTTGCATTTCTCGGGCGTGTAGCTCTGCTCCCTCAACCAGACCAGGTGCGCCGCCATTGGCTGGCCCTGCGTCTCGTAGTAGTTGAGCACCCTCACCGACAAACCGACGAACTGCACAGCCCAGATCGTGAAGGCGTCAGCCCTAGCACCAGTGCCGCCGATGTCCACGAACAACCGGATGGTCATCAGCGGGTCAACAGCGACCTTGCCGATCCGGCCCTCAGCCTTGGCCTGGGTCAGATGCGATGCGAAGTAAGCCCCCTCGACCACAGAGGCGTAATCGCCCTCCCAAATGTGGTCGTACTGGTCGGGCCGCTCTCGCAAGTCCCTCTGCCGCTCCCGCTCCAGTTTTGCCGGGAACTTCGGGTTGTCGCGCCAATTGAGCTGGACAACCTTGATGCGTGGATCTTTGGAGTTCTTGAACCGCTTATCGACCGCCGAATTCTTGCGCTTGGGGTTCCACGTCACCCACAGCTCAGCGTTCCAATCCTCGCCCTCCTCCCGCAGCGTGGGGATAACCACCGTCCACGCCGCATCGGTGACTGGCTCTGCCTCGTCCACCCAAAGAATGAGAATCCGGCCCTTCGACTTGATCGAGGCGACATTACGATCCAGGCCCACGAAGGTGAACCAGATCCGCCCGTCGCGGCTCTTGATGTACTTGTCGCCGATCTCGTAGTACGCCAGCAACCAAGGCTCTTCCTCGATGGCCCTCTTGCACTCTTCGAGGCTGGAATCCTCCAGCGAGTTCATGAACTGCCGGCCGCACACAAGCTGGCCGGTGATGCCCTGCGTGCCGTAGATGTAGCCGCGAACGGCAATCATCTTCGCGAAGCTGCGCGTCTTCCCTGATCCCCGCCCACCCTCTGCGCCCCTGACATCTGCCTCACCCTCAAAAACAGGGATCAGCTTGTCGG